CCGAGCACGTTGGTGGGCTCGTTGTGAGCGTGCTGCCACACGAGCGGCACCTTCACCTTGTCCTGGTGCGCGAAAGCGTCACGAGTGATCGTTCGGCCGTCGGAGCACTTCAGACCCGCCTTGGTGGCGTAGCCGCTGAAATCGGCTTCCATTTTGACGGTCTCCTTTCGGTTGTGTGTCAACGGCTGTTCGATGCCGTCTGAGTGGTTGACTGGAACTGAGCGCGAGGCTTCTTCTGATGCTTCTGAGCATCAGCGATAGCTACCTCGAGCTTCGCTCGGATGTCTTTGGCCTGATCCCTCAGTGCCTCGACTTCCCGAGAAAGAGTCATGCCCTTCTCTTTCTCGTACTGCTCCTTGGAGGCCTTCCGCTTGTCCGCTTTCTGCTTCTCGGTGAGAGGCTTGTCCTTCTTGTCGCGGGTGTTGCGGTCAGCTTGCTCCTTCGGATCCGAGTCCTTCTGCTTGTCTTCCGAGGCAGAGATGCCGGCACGGCGCTTGGCCTGCCGGACTAGGGACTCGAGGGCATTCTTGAGCTCCTCGATTCGTCTTTCGAGTTTTGCCTTCTCAGCTTCCAGCTGCCTGCGGCGTGACGCTCGCATCTCGGCATTGGACTTTGGTCGGGCGTTCTTGCCCTCGTTGCCGGTGTCGTGCGAACTTGCTGCACGACCGATTGTGGCCTGAGAGGCTGCGGGACGACGACCTTTGAGCTGGCGGGTTCGGAGGTAGTACTCCCTGGCCTTCTGGGGATCGTAGACGGTGGCGTGCGCAAGCACGTTCTCCACCAGCTCCTTTCCCGCAGAGATCAGGGCTTCCTCATCAGGTGCTTGCACCATTGCCGAGGGCCTCCAAACTCTTGAATGCGTCGTCCAACGCACCATTGATACCTTCGAAGGGATCGAAGTCATCCGGCTCTGCCTCCACACCGGAGGCCGGAGCAGGGGCCGCCGGGGCGACTGCAGGATCGAGTGGAGCCGGCATGTTGCTGTTACGCAACTCGTCGGCCTTCGGATCCTTCGACGGCTTCATCCCAATGAAGCCACGGAACTCGTTGGAAGTAACGATCTCGTTCCGGGTGAACTTGTCTGCGATCTCGGCGAGGACCGACATCGGCACGATCTTGAACAGGTCGATGAAGAAGTCGACGGACTGACCCTGCGTGCGGGCAGTCTTGCTGAGGAACTTCCTCTTGATCTCCTGCACCATGGCGGTGAGGAGAGGGTTGATGGTCCGGTTCATGTAGTTCAGCATGGCCGCTTCCTCGGCCGTGCCAAGCATGATCTCCGGAGTTAGCCCCATCTGACTGTAGAGCAAGTCAGTGAGGACCTCGACCTGCTTGAGCAGGTTGTTCTCGGCAGGACGGTTGAGCTGCGTGATCTTCTCGGTACCGTCCGTGTAGGCGATGCCGTACTTCGATCCCTTGAGCTGAACCTCGATGTCCTGTCGACGCTGCTCCGCCTGCTTGCGGCGGCTTTCCGACTTGATGACGTACGGGAGCTGGATGATCATGTCCAGCTTGCCGGAGCTCGACTGCTCGTCGACCAGGTCCAGAAGCCCGAGCTTCCGAATAAGGCGCTGCAGTGTGGAGTTCGGCTCGTTCATCACCGTGTAGAGCGGGTTCTCGACGATCGCCACGGCAGACTTCGCCATGGTCACCTGCTCGCGACGGCCGGTCTGATCGTTGTAGAGGTCGATCCGGACATGCCGGGGGAACCACTGAACGATGCGACCAACACGCCAGGTCAGGATGTTGACGCTGCCGCCGCCTTCGGGATCCAGGTCGGTGTCGACCGGAACGATGGCGATACAGCCCTCGTCGAACATGGTGAGGTAGGCATCGATGAAAAATGCCTGGGCAGCCTGATCGATGTTGCCCTCCAGCTGCAAGCAGTTCTGCAAGCCGCTGCCCTTCATGTCCTCCTTGAAGCGCCCCTCCTCGTCCAGACGGATATGGCGGATGTCAACAGACGCCAGGTCCAGCGCCAGCCGAAGGTAGATGGCCGAGATGATGGACCGCTCGTTGGAGATATGGAGACGCACCCTGTCCGGGCGGGAACCGTAGGCCGCCCCCATGTCATAGGGGCGCTGTCGGTAGGTCTCGTTCTGGTCAAGAAATGCGTTCCAGGCGTGCTTCAGCTGTCCGAAAACGCTCATGGTCACCTCCTTTCATGTCTGTTTCGACGAGGGATCAGCTCTTCTGGGACTCCTTGAGCCTCTGCTGGGCAGCGGCGTCCTTGAGCTGGCGGTTGACCGAAGCGCGACCGACAGCAACGCCGATGGCGGTCGGCGGGGCGGCGATGGCGAGCATGGCGTAGACAGCCTTCTCCCCGGTGGTCAGGCGGAAGGCGGTCTGGCGGTCGGGGTCGGAGAGGGTCTTGATCTTGAGGTCGCCGATGGCCTCTTTCCGGTCACGACGGGACGGAAGCGCGACCTTGTCCTTCTTGATCGCCTTCCGCTCCTTCTGGTAGTCGCGGTTCTTGATCGCCAGTCGAGCGCGAGCGTCGTGGATGTCGTTGGAACTGGGGCGATCCGCATTGGTCACACCCCACTTCATGCCCTTGACACCGTAGTGCTCAAGGGCTTCCTGCGGAGTTGCGAACTCCTGAGTTGCCTGGGTCATTCGAAAGCCTCCTTGTTGGCCTTGTACGCGACGTAGGCGTCCATCAGAGCAGATACGTTGTCGATCTTCTCTTCCTGACGCTTCTTGTAGAGCTTGCGGTTACCGTTGGTGTCCACGATCGTGATGGCGTTCCCCATGCAGAAAGCCATGAGGATCTGGTCGAATATGAGCATGCGCTCCTCGGAGAGCTTCTTCAGCTCGCCGAGTGGGACCGACTCAGTCCTAGCGCCCTGGATGACCTTCTCGATCCCCCAGTCGCCGTTCTCCTGCCGCCAACGCTCGATGAACTCCTTCGCGTTGTACGGGTCGTAGCCAACAGCTGAGACTTCGAACTCTTCGGCGTTGATGTACGCGTCGAGATCGTCGTACACCTCCATCATGTCGAGGACGGTGCCCTCGAGAACGTGGAGGCTACCCTCGGCAATGAACTCGTCGTACTTCTGCCGCATGGCCCCGGGGAGCTTCATGAGCGTGAGCGACGAGATATAGCTGCGGGTCTTGATTCCGAACCGTCCCCGACCCAGAGGGAAGAGGAACGTGAAGGCACAGAAGTCATCACCCTGTGAAAGGTCCACGCCCATGGCGCAGGGCATCTGCCAGAACTTCTGCGGCCGGTGAGGAACTGTCTCTTCGTAGGTGAAGAAGTACGTGAACCCCTCCATGGGGATTCCGAACCGCTTCGCCAGGATGTCGTTGCGCGAGGCAGGGGCCTTCTCGGCCCTTTCGACATCCAGGTGGTAGGTCTCGTAGCTGACGGTCTTCCCGATGTTCGGGTTGGCCTTCAGCCACATCTCAGGCTGTCCCACCTCCTCCAGCTCGTCCAGCTTGTAGTGCCAGATCGAGATGTGGGGCGCATTGTACTCGCCCTTGAGGATCGAATGTAGTTCCATTTTGATGGTGTCGCCAGCACCTGCTCGGACGGTTCCTTCCGAGCTCACGGCGATGATGAGGTAGTCGTCCACCTTCGATGCGCCCTGCTCAATGGCGCCGATGACGTCCTCTCGGATGTCACCAGACAGCCACTCATCGACAGAGTTGATCTTGGTACGAAGCGACTGAAGCTTGTTGATGGACATCGGTCGCACCTCGAGGAGTGAACCGGTGAGGAAGTTCTCGATGCCCTTCTTGGTGGCCACCAGCTTCTGCCGGAGGGCCCTCGATCCAGTGGTGTTCTGGAGAGATCCCTCGGTGAGGAACCTGAACAGAGGTCCCCTGGCCCGCGTGATGGCGGTCCGAATTGGGGACATCACCTCGTCGGCCTGTTTCATAGTCGGCGCAGTGGTGATCTGGTGGGTGGTGCTGGTGTCGATGTTGAGGAAGTAGTTCTGGATCAAGGAGACGTACATCGACTTGGCGGCTCCTCGGGCCACGATCAGGTACTGCTTGTTGGTCAGCCGCTTCTTCACCGTCTTGGTGACGTACCGGCCTCCGTGGTTGTCGGGGGTGGGTTCGTAGACCTGACGCTCTACGAAGTAGTACCACCCGAAGATCTGCTCGGCCCACACCTTGAAGATCGGCAGGACGTGGAGGTCACTGCCGTCGGTGAGGGTGCACTCCTTCTCGCAGAAGCGCAGGAACCCCTCGATCGCCTGCTCGTCGTACCAGATGTTCGGGTTGGCGATGAGTGCATCGATGCGGTTCATCTCTGCAGCGATCTCCCGGTTCACCGGAATGTCACCACGAACTACCGCGTCACGGAACTGACCGTAGTAGATCGGAACCGCGTCATTGCTGAGCACGTGTCCGTCAACTTCGATGGTCGTCATCGCCAACCCTCCCTTCAGGCCTTCTTGGCGGCGGTCTTCTTGGTCGCCGCCTTCTTCGCGGCGGTCTTCTTCGCAGCCGGAGCTGCCTTCTTGGCCGACGTCTTCTTGGCAGCGGCCTTCTTGGTCGGCGCCGAGAACGGCTGCAGCTCGTTGACCTGCTCACGAACGTTCCGCGCGCGGGCGTAGTGGCCCTTCCGTCGTGCGTTGCGCTCGACGGCGTTGAGCTGGCTCACCTTCTGCTTGTCTTCCTTCTTCATGGGATCACCCCCTCGACTTGTAGTAGGCACGACCGGCCAGAACGGCCGCGGACACGACACCACGTCGGAGGAGCTTCCCGATCTTCTTGCCCACCGGCGTCGGGGCGATCAGGTTGTACGCCTTCTTCCCCGTGTCAGCCGTGGAGAGGATGGTGTCAACCTGCTTCTTCCCGGACTGGAGCTTGCTGGGCGAAGCAGACAGGCGAGAGTACTGCTGCTCGAGGTTCATCCGCTGAACGAGCTGCTGGAGCTCCTGGTTCGAAAGGGCGGACGTGTCGCCCTTCTTCCCGATCTTGGACGCGAACTCGGAGGCTCGTGCCTTGTCGGCGGATACGGGGACAGGAGCCCGCTTGGCGCGGGTGCCGCCCTCGTGCTCGGACTTGCGAACACCCCAACGCATCCCCTTGATCCCGTAGTGGGAGAGAATATCGTCGACGTTGTCGGGATCGGTGTCGCTCCAGGCGACGTCGGCTTCCATGAATTCCTCCCTCTTGAGGTCGAAGGTCGGGCCCTCCGAGTCACCCAGCCACAGCGCGATCTTGTCGAACTGGACGTAGGAAATCGGGTAGTCCCTGGTGTCCTCGTGCGCCGGAGAGCCCGGGTAGCCGAGGGTCAGATGCGGGGTCCACCCCTCGAACTGAGGGGTGGAGTTGAAGGCCTTGCTGACTGCCTCGTTCTGCAAGAGGAAGTCGCGGACCTGCTTGATCTCCTTGGCCCATGCCTTCTCGAAGAAAAGGACGTCGGCACCTTCGTCTCCGAGGGTCCCCCGCCGGTCGACCGAGAGGCCGAACCTGGTGAGGGACACATCGGCTACGTGCTGTAGGAACAGAGCGATCTTCGCCTGATCCTCCGGCGGGACCTCCTCGCCCAGGTACAGGAGTGTGAGATGTGGCACCTTCTCACTGGACACCTTCCAGACGTGATCGTCTACGGCAGGGATGGCGACGATGACGGTGCTGGTGGTTGCCATGCGACGTTCTCCCTTCGGGTGTTCATGCGGACCTCGAGCTCCTTGACCTGCTCCTGGAGGGAGTTGATGTGGAACGACGTCTGCGGCGGATCGAAGGCAAGCTTCACCCGCAGGAAGAGGTAGGTCTTCGCGGCGTTCTGCTGGAGCAGATCCATCGTGAAGTCTTGCCACGTCTCCTCGTCGCTCATGATCATGAAGCCGAGCTCATCACCAACGCCCAGATCGTTCAGGGTCGTGAAGGCCGCGTTGATGTGGGTGATGATGTCGAGATCGAACTGCGTGTAGGACGCGTCAATCCCGAGGATCTTCTTGGTCGTGATGAGAATGCTGTCTTCCATTGGGTGTCACCTCCTTCAAATCGCTTCTCATTTTGGCTTTCTCCGACTACCGAGTCGGCTTGATCTTGGCCAGCTGAGCCAGCGCCCTCTTGATGAGGGTGTCCCTGGCTGTGCCGTCCTTTGCCCTCTTCTCGGCAGCCTTGAGGCGCTTGATCGCTTCGTCAACGTTCACTCCCTTGCTGCCCGTGAGGGGCTTGGGGATGACCAGCTCGGAGAGTTGCACCTTGCTGGTGTTGAGGTCGACATGGCCGAGGCCGGCCACGCTGTTCGGGACGCCGAAGACGCCGTTGCTGAACTGCCAGATGTCCCACTGCCGGACCGGAGGGGTGTTCGAGTTGTTGTACCTCGGCACCCAGAAGAGAGCCTTCTTCTCCAAGGCTGAAGACAAGACATAGGGCGTGTATACCACTGGGGTCACCCCGGTCAGGTCCTCAACCTCGTCGCAGAACTCGTCTGCCCACTGCACGATCTGTGCGGAGGAGAGACGCTCCTTGGTCTCCAGGTCCAGCGCCGGACGGAGATCGCCGGGTACCGGCTTGGCAGTAGCCACGAAGAACGCTGCCTCACGGCGGGCGTCCCCCAGCTCAGGCCTGGCGAAGTGGTACGCCCCGAAGGGCATGCCGGCCTTCTTGGCCTCGGCGCGGCGCTTGGAGTAGTTCGAGTCCTTGAACCCGTTCCCCTCCGTGGCCTTGTGGTACATCCACTTGACGCCGTCCCGCTTGAGCGCGGCCCAGTCGATCGGGCCGGACTGGTGGTGGCTGATGTCGACGCCGTGGATCTTCATCGGCACGGTCATGACTTCTTCCTCCATGTCGGGATGCGCTTGAGCGCAGCGATGGCCCGCTTGAGACGAGTGTCCCGAGCAGTGCCGTCCTTGGCGATCTTCTCTGCGCGCGCGAGGCGACGAAGCGCCTCATCGATGTTGGAGCCCCTGGTCTTCGGACCGGTGGGCGGTGCCGGCGGGATCGGAAGGCCGTCGATGGTGGTGCTCCAGCCGGCGTACGTGACGCCCATGGCCCGAGCTACCTCATCGATCGTGCCGTTACCCACCACGCCAGCCTGGTAACGGCGCGTAGTGCCGTTGAAGTCAGTCGAGCGGATGGGGGCTGAGCCACCGACCGAGATAGCACGATGCCCGAAGTCGTTGCGACCTCCAACGAAAGAAACGGGAACTCCTCGAGGAGGATTCCTGTCGCTGTGCTTGGCCGACGCCGGCTCGGACTTCCACCCATCTTCAGCGTCAGCTGCACCGTCACCATCGAAGTCTCCTACGGAAGGGGCATTGAAGTACCCGCGTGTGACGAGCTGGCAGGTGCCAGGCACGTTTGTCTTCTTGCGCTCGGCGGCCTGGGCCGCCTCTTCACGGTTGTTCACCATGTCTAACTCCTCTCACCAGAGTTTGGTGTCGCCTGGTCTACGAACAACGAGCTGCCGGGGAAGGTGCTTCTCGGTGCCGTAATGGATGGCGTTGTGGGTTCGGTGTGTACAAGAAATGAGGAACTCGGGATCGATGATGTCCTCGTTACCGTTCTTCAGGTCTTCCGTCGACATGGGGTTCATGTGATGGATGTAGATACGGTCGTAGACCTCAAAGCCTTCGATCCCCAGGTCGCACCCTTGGTCCCGGGCGATGACATGGTGCCGAATTTGCTTCCACTCACGGGAGGCATAGAAGTCTTGGTTCATCCAACGGTCGTAACCGAAGGTTGCGTTCCCTACCTGGCCCCGAAGCTTGAGGTAGTCAAACCGCTCTTCGAACGACCCCAACGGGGCCAGCTCGGAATAACGCCTAATCATCGTGGCGCTGTTCCGGCTGGCCGCCGTAGGACCGCATAGCGGCGATGGCCTCGTCGTAGAGCTCCTCGATCCGCTTGGCCGAGTCCATGGCTGAAGCCTTACGCTCCAGCAGGTCAACCTCACGGAGCAATCGCTCCTGCTCGAGTCGTTCTCTTGTCGAGCCCAGCTTCGCATAGTGCGACAGAATTTGGCTCGACGCCTGACCAGCATCGATCTGGCGCTCGATCTCGTTGAGCGCCTTGTTGATGATCTGGTTCTCGCGCGCTTCGGGAGTCATGGCAGGCGGCCGGCGACGCGTTTGTGTCTTGGGCTGAGCGCCCGTGTCTTTGCGCGTGGACGCCATGACTCACTCCTTTCAGCGCTTGGGCTTGAGCGCCTCCACCATGAAGACGCCCTCACAGAAGAAGTGGTCGGTGTTCAGCGGGAACTCCTTGTCGTCGAGGACGATGAAGTTCTGCGCCTTGACCCGACCATCCTTGTTGACGGAGAAGATCCAGTCGATGTCGCCGTGGCCAGTGTTCTGCCACTTCTTGAGCTCGTCCGCCATCGTCGTGGTGCCCGGCACGTTGGCGGGGTTGCGACGATCGGACGCGTTGCGGTCGGCCGAGCCGAAGCCGAGGGCGGTGCCCCTGGCCTGCTCACCGAGCCACTTGCCCATGGCGACGTCGAGCTTCTGGTTCCATGCCCAGTGGTCGACTCCGTGGATGACGGACTTGGACCCCTTGGTCTGACCCTTGGTCAGGTGGTGCGCGACGGCGAGGTTGATCGCGCCCAGCTCGGGCAGCGAGTTGAACTCAGCGGTCACCACACCCTTGGGACCCCAACGCGGGTTGAGGTCGGGGTCGAGGTCAGCGTCCTTGTAGAGCTGCTGGCTGCCGGGGATCACCGGAACGAAGCCGGTCTTCCATCCGCCGAGGATCAGGTCCTCACGAACGGCGATCCAGCAGTCGGTCGAGCGGCCGGAGCCCTTGCTCTGCTCGCTCGGGACCCACGGGCGGTAGCCGTGCTCCTTCGAGATACGGACCAGCTCGTCGCTGGTGTTGTTGGCACCGGGTCCTGCCTCGGTGCCCATGATCCAGGCGTACTTGCGAGCGACTCCGCGGTCGAAGATACGCTCGATGTCGCTGGTGTGCTGCTTGGCGCTGTCGCTGAACTGAAGCGAGGCGTGCGCGACTCTGATTCGCATGTGTTCCTCCTTGTTGTGGTTCCCTTTGAGGGACTTCTCACGTACTTCCCAGCGGTTCAAACCGGGATTGTTTGCTCGAAAATTCCCTCCGGGGGAAAAATAGGG